AAAGAAAAAATGCGACAAGCGAGATTATTATACTGGAAAAATAAAAAGTTGGTGCAACAATGCCCGTAAATCAATACTTCAATTTTTTTCCTGAACAGGTGACTTCAGAACAACTTTTGATTGAGGATTTGGTTATAGAAGCACTTCGTGTGTACTCCATGGATGTCTATTATTTGCCCAGAGAATCCAGGGATCGGATTGATAAACTCATGGGAGAAGATCAACTCAAGACATTCGATAAAGCCTTTATCATTGAGATGTATGTGGAAAATGTCATGGGCATGGAGGGTCAGGGTGATCTGATTAGTCGCTTTGGATTAGAAATCCGTGATGAAATCACAATGTTGGTGTCACGCCGACGCTTCAATTTTACCATTCCAAGTTTAATCAGGCCCCGCGAAGGTGATATCGTCTATGTGCCGCTGATGCAAAATTTCTTTGAGATTACGTTTGTGGAGCACGAAAACAATCAGGCAATGTACTATACGTTGGGTCGTGGTCGTGGTGGTAATGTGTATGTGTATGCCCTACGTATGAAACAGTTTGTGTTTAGCAATGAGAAAATTCAAGTGGGCGTGGATGAGGTGGACGATCAAATGTTAGAATCCTACCAGTTGACCAATCTAGTTTTGAGTGCCGGTGGAACTGGTACATTCGATGTGGCCAATAATGAATTGGTTTACCAGGGCGCGAACATTGCTTTTGCGAATGCGTTTGGCACGGCTCATACCTGGGACTCAGGAAATACCACATTGAGTATTGCCCTTGTTAATGGTTTATTCTCCAATACGGCAAACGTCAAAGGCGCGAACAGTGGTGCCACCTGGGTCATGGCAAGCTTGGATACGAACACGCCGCTTGATACACAGTTTGAGGACATTAGCGACAATAAGATTGTAGAGACGGAAAGTAATGCCATCTTAGATTTTTCTGAGAGTAATCCGTTTGGTGATCCATAATGCTCGGCCACTCTCCGTTTTACCACAGAACTACCAGGAAATATGTTTCGCTGTTTGGCAGCTTGTTCAATGACGTGTTCTACGTGAGAGAGACACAGGATCGTGTCCAAAAGGAACGCCAGAAGTGCCCCATTTCCTATTCTCCTAAAGAGAAATTTATCACGCGACTTCGCACTGACCCCACACTCACGAAATCGATTGCTACTACACTGCCGCGCATGTCATTCGAAATGGTGAGTATGAGTTATGATGAGTCTCGTAAGCAGCAGTCGGTGATTCGCCACCGTACCACAAATCCATTGGATAGTTCACACCCCCAGAGTCAGTACATGGGAATTCCCTATAACTACGATTTCCGTCTTTCAATTTATGCCCGTAATATAGAAGACGGATTACAGATCGTAGAACAGATCCTTCCCTTCTTTATGCCTGATTATACAATTTCGGCTCAGGTGTCGCAAGAGCTTGATATTAAAAAGGATATCCCGATTATTCTCAAGAGTGTGAATGAGAAAGTGGACTATGAGGGCGCATTTGAAGATGGAACCCGTATGATTATATGGGACCTGGAATTCTCATTGAAGGCGTGGATCTTCGGACCTGTCAGCAATACGGCTATTATTATGGGCGTATCGGCAAATATCGCCAATGCTAATGCCGTAGTTACAGGTGGGATCTATGTCAATCTCTATCAAGACATTAACAACAAGCCACTCCAAAAAGTGATTCTCTCTGGTGGGCAAGGACTGTTCATTCAGAATGAACCGGTGCGGGAACCCAATCGCAATATCACCGGCAAAGTCTATCGATGGGACGCTACCTCAAATACCATTTATTTGTCGAGCATGACTGGTGTGCTCCGTGCGAATGATGTTATTTTTGGGTTGGAATCTAATTCACGATGGGTGGTTCAAATAATTGAGACCACCAACAACAAAGATGCTCAAATTAGAATTTATCAGAATCCCATTACGGCGAATCAAGATTCTGACTATGGTTACACCACACTGATTACCGAATGGCCTAACATTACATAAGTGAGAAACATATCATGGCAAATCTATCTGAGATATTAGATGTTGAGATTCCTCTCCCAAAGGCTCCAGATGCCAATACCGTGGTGTTGGTGCCCGATGTCTCGATGAATGCAAATAATACCGTCGCACAAGACGCTCAGGATGCTCGCACAAATGTTCGACTCATGATCGCTCAAGGCACTCAAGCCGTTACAGAATTGCTCACGCTTGCTCGTGATCTCAAGACACCACGAGCCTACGAAGTGGCCGCAAACATGCTCAAGACTCTGGCCGAATTGAGCCAAGACCTTCTGGCTGTTCATCAGCAAGAAATGTCATTGGTGGAACCTGAGGCTCCCGTTGCCGGTGATGTGAATATCGAGACTGCGGTATTTCTGGGGTCAACTGCTGATTTGCAAGAAATGATACGAATCAAGCGAGACGAGAAGAGACTCCGCACGATTGAGGCGAAGGTGATTAGCACCGACAATGTATAAGGATTACCATGGCTGTTGCCACTCCCACTAAAAAACGAGAGACATTCAAGATCAAGCGAGTTGCCGAACGATTCTATCTCAAGAATCCACGACTGAAGCGAGTGGGTGTAGTCGAAGCGTTCACACAAACCCAGATCGATGAATGGATTAAGTGCAGTCATGATCCGGTGCATTTTATTAAAACATATTGTAAGATCGTCCACGTAGATCGTGGTATCATTACGTTTGAGATGTATGATTTCCAGAAAGAGATTATTGAATCGTATTTTATTGAACGCAAAGTCATCGTAAAACTCCCACGACAAATGGGCAAGACCACCACTACCGCCGCATTTTTTATCTGGTATGTGCTCTTCCAAAGCCACAAAGTGTGCGCGATCTTGGCCAACAAGGCTCCTATCGCTCAAGAAATCCTCAATCGTATCCAGTTGATGTATGAAAATCTTCCTTCATTTATGCAGCAGGGCATTGTGGAATGGAATAAACGATCTATCACGCTGGAAAATGGATCGCGCATTCTCGCCGCCGCCACCAGTTCTAGTGCAATCCGAGGATATTCTTTATCCTTGGTATTCATGGATGAGTTTGCCCACGTCCCCAACAACATCGCTGAAGAATTCTTTACTTCAACATTCCCCACTCTTTCATCCGGTAAAGAGACCAAGATCCTCATGGCGTCTACCCCCAATGGGTTGAACCACTATTGTAAGTTCTGGACTGAGGCGCTCACTGGTAAAAATGACTTTGTGCCGATTGAATATGCCTGGAACAAGATGCCAGGACGCGATGAAGTCTGGTTCAAAGAACAACTCCGTGCGTTGGGCGAGCAGAAATTCAGACAGGAAGTCCTTTGTGAATTCTTGGGTTCATCTGATACCTTGATATCGGGTGCAAAATTAGCTTTGATGGTCCTCAATCAGCAGCAGCCTATTGTCACCGAAGATGGATGGCACGTCTATGAGCACCCACAGGAAGGCCATGCCTATGTTATTCTTGTAGATCCTGCACGAGGATTGGACCGAGATGCGTCGGCTTTCTGGGTTATTGATATCTCACAGATCCCTTATCGTGGGGTGGCAGAGTATCACAGTGCCTCGATTGCACCGATGGTCTTCCCAAATATCATCTTTAACGCGGGTGTGAAATATAACCGAGCGTTCGTGCTGGTAGAAGTGAACGATAACGGTCAGCAGATCGTAGACATGTTGCACTATGATCTAGAATATGAAAATATCTTCAAACTGGAAACTGCTCAGAAAAGTGGAGCAAAGATTGCCGGTGGATATAAAAAGGCCATGCGTCTGGGTCTCCGCATGACCGAATCGGTGAAACGTATCGGGTGTGTGAACCTCAAGACGCTCATTGAACAGGATAAACTCATCATTAGGGATTTTGAGACCATCTCAGAACTCAGTACCTTCACCCAGCAACTTCAGACCTATAAGGCTGAAGAAGGATCACATGACGATTTGGTCATGTGCTTGGTGATGTTTTCCTGGTTGGTGACTCAAAAATACTTCCGCGAAGCCCAGGGCGCGGGACTCGATATCCGTAAAGCCTTAGAAGATGTCCAAACTTCTGCCGTAGAGGATGATATTGTTCC